ATTTACTACCGATTCTTGTGAGGTTGTGCCTGGTACACCTTTAATTTTTCTCAAAGAAATACGGTCATATCTATAAAGTGAATCTCTTTTAAAAACAAGTACATTGTCATTATTATCTCCAAGTCCTGTTATCTCATCTCCGTCATTGGTAGATACTTGGAAATAATTACTGCCTGCCCAATATCCTTCATCACTTAAATCCTGTGGTAAGGGTTCGGTTAAAATTAAACTGTTTTCCGTCTGGACTTCAGATATATAAAATGTTTTATCAACTCCTGTTATGAAAATCGGGTCTCCAATTTTAAGACCTCTGGTTTTAAAATAGATAGTCGGTTCACTATCAAAAACTCTTGTATCACCTTTATTACCATTTAGATTTGCACCTTCCACAAAACCATAGGTAATATCATTATTGTCGGGTAGGTCGGTAAACCAAACCCACGAAGAATGTAATTCCTGTCTTGTTGGAAAATAAATACTCCCAAAATACATCCTATCCCCAACCCGATGTATGTATTTTGCCAGAGGTGGTGCTCTAGTAACAATCTCATCAGTCCACACACTGCCGTCATATCTTTTAGAATTATCATTCGGTGTAATAACTCCAGGCGAAGTAATATTCCAGCCATTAACAAAGTAAGCCTTGTCTAAAAATACTGCGCTTCTCCATTTGTTTACACTGGAAGTTACGTTTACTCCCTGTCCTGTCCAGGTATTCAAAACAGGATTCCAGATATGAAAGTCATTCCCATATACCCCTATGAGTTTTTCCAATCCGTCTGAAGTTTTTAAACCAGCTAGTCCTATCATTAAACTGTTGTTGTTGTACTCGTTGAACTGCTTGTCGTCGTCGAAGTTGAACTCGTTGTCTGTGTTGTGGATGTAGAACTGGTTGTACTAGTCGTACTTGTAGAGCGCGTCGTCGATGTGGTGCTGGTTGATCGGGTTGTACTGCTAGAGGTACTCGTGCTGGAACTGGTAGTGGTTTCTGTAGTTGAAGTTGTAGTTTCTGTAGTTGAACTGCTCGTGGACGTGGTTGAAGTTGAAGTCGAAGATGTCGAAGTCGAACTGGTAGTCGAAGTAGTAGTTGAACTACTTGTGCTGGTACTTGTGGTTGTAGTACTGGTACTGGTTGTGGTACTGGTGGTGGAAGTTAAATCAGCTCCACGTTTTTCATTTCCTTCACGCTTGGCAACCGCACCTATAATTTTGGAAAATACCGCATTTAAGGCATCGTAAAGTTCCCCCTTTTTTCTCAGGAAAACAGAAACCCTGCGGTTTACCCCTTCAAATGAATGTATACTATAAGGCTGTTGTTGCTCTTCCATATCATACTACCAATACTTCTCTTTCAAAATGTCACTCGATTCAAATCTATTGTTATAAAGTCTCTCCACTCCCCGTCTGCCTATCCATCTCTTTAAACTCATTGGCTGTCCTGCGGGGTTTCTGCGGTTGGCATCCATCTTTACAAGTAAGTTAACTCCCGTATCAATTCCTATCTGTCTTCTGCCTACCTGTTGTCTGCCGTAAAACAAATCTTCATACAGTCCTGCTTTATTCTCGTTGCCTTTTATCCTCTCCATCTGGGCAATGGCAAAGTTTTCCAAAGTAGCAGGTATAGGAATAAGAGTTTCATCATCTACCGTATCCAAATCTTCTATGTCTCTGTAATATCTAAAATAAAACGTACCCAAAGCCGTGGTCAAAGGCGTAGGGTAGGTTAAAATATAGCCAGCGTCGGAACTTGAATCAGCTTCTGCAAGCGTATAGTGTGTTAAATAATCATCACCCGTTCTGTTGTTATCCTGAACATAAACATCAAATTCTTTTTCATTTAAAAACTTTAACTGGTAAGTCAGATCACTGGCTCCAGAAACATATCGGTATCTAACATCATCCAAGTTACCCTGATCTCCCATGTTGGCAGGCAGGGCGTATTTATTTACCGAAGCGGTAGTTGTGGTTGCCGAGTCGGTTACTTTTAAAAACCACCAATCTTTCTTAGCCCCTCTTATAATGTCCTGCGCTGCGTTAAAAAACCTAATTATCTGTCTGTCCCCCGCTACTCTGCCATCTAAATCATTGGTAATCTGTCGTACGTTTCTTATCATAAAACCTACCTGCCCTTTGGTAAATCCCGAACCCAATACCGTAGGTGTGTATTCTGCATAAGTTCCCGTAATGCTGTTGTAAAATCTTGCCCTGTATTGGGTGGTTCCTGCCCCTGCGGTGTGGTAGTAAACAGTGTTTAATTTATCCCATTGAATAGGGGACTGGGTTAACAGTACCCATGTATCTGTAGAAGAAGCTCGTTGTTCTATCTCAACAAAATTCCAAGGTGCTTTATAAACTGGGGTATCTTTCGGGTGTGCAAAGTCAAGCGCAGCTGTAGAAGTTAAAGTTGTTTTTCCAGTTAAAGCGGAAATGGTTTCAAGTTCTGTTAACTCCTCTCCTACTTCCCCAAAAACTGCCAAGTCATTGGCCGCAAAGGAAACATTACTAAGTACAGTCAGGGTTGTCCCACTGGAATAGGCCGTAGCTAAATATGTTTTATAAGTACTTCTTAAATCAGGATTACCTACAGAAATTTTTCTTATGTTGTACCTCCAAACAGATTATAGAACATATAATTGGCCATCAGACAAGTGCCGCTGAAATAAAGTAAGGCCATGTTTGGGTGGTAGAAGAAGAAGTACTTGTAGAAATAGTTGTCGAAGTACTTGAACTGGTCGTGGTGCTCGTACTTGTTGTAGTAGTTGAGGTTGTGGTGGATTGACTTGTGGTGGTGCTCGTGCTGGAAGAAGAACTGGTGCTTGTAGAACTTGTCGTGGAAGTTGTAGAGGTTGAACTTGAGGTCGATGAAGTCGTACTAGTCGTTGACGTACTTGAGGTCGTACTTGTTGATCTTGTTGTACTGGTGGTGCTTGTGGAAGAAGAAGTAGAAGTTGTACTGGTCGAAGTTGTTACCGATTGAGTTGTAGTAGTAGATGAACTGGTACTGGAAGTCGTAGAAGTAGTTGTCGTACTGCTGGAAGTCGAGCGGGTAGTAGAGGTTGTTGAAGTAGATCGGGTTGTAGAAGTAGTTGATGTGGAACGGGTTGTACTTGTAGTTGAGGTACTTCGGGTAGTTGAAGTTGTACTAGTTGAGCTGGATGTACTCGTCGTAGTTGTTGAAGTACTTGAAGTTGTGCTGGTAGTACTGGTAGATGTAGTAGTGGTTGAAGTACTCGTTGTTAATGCACCATTGGTTACATACTCAACTAAAAGCCATTCAGTTGAAACGTCAGTACCTAAAGTTGTACCTCCCGTATGTTCTACTCCAATTTGTGCAGTATCTAAATTACTGGCAGCCCAAGGTGTAGTTGAAGCACCAGGCAAATCATAAAGGGTTAAAGAATAATTAAAAGGTAAAGCAGCAGCGTTAGTGTGCCAACTAGTATCGGCTTGATTGATACCCGCACTACTTTCTACCGTTCCTCCACTTGAAGCTTTAATTCTTAATTTATCAGTACAAGCAACATCATTTTGTCTTAATCTTGCTCCTACTTGGACTAAAGTAATCGAATCATCGGCAGTTAAACCCGATGCCTCTAAGTTATAATCGTCTAAAGTATTAACTACTGAAATATTATTTACTAAATCAGTTGCGTCATTAGGGGTAACTTCATCTACGTTTGTATAATTGTCTCCAGAGGTTGGTGTCCATTGGGAATTATCACCTACAGCATTAGGTTTAAGGTGTTTAATTTCTCCAGCACCAGGCCAGGAGTTTTGGAAAGAGCCAGTGGAGTCGTTGATGGCTATATCGTCAAAATAAAAATCAGATGTTGAAGTTCCCGCAGTCCCAATATCTATATAGCCAGGTTTGTTTAACCCTGTCCAATTAACAGTACCAGACGCAAAACTACTACCGTTAATTCGGCAATCTAATATCGAAGCTGATAGGGTAGTCATATCCACTTTTACTTCTATTGCGTACCAAGTATCTACTGAAAGACTAGAAGAATCGCTACCGACTTGAGCACTCGCTATGTTATCCCAAAGCTGAATTGTTCCACTTGTAGTACAAATAATTCGTACAAGACCATCACCTACATCACTAATAATATCTAAAACTCTCACATTAACAGATGGAGCAACTGCTAAACGTAAATAAATACGATAGTAAGATATAGTTGGGCCATTTCCTCCTGAAGCAAATGTATATTCAACATAAGAAGTACCTCCCGCTGTTGGGTTAATTCTTAAAGCATAAGTACCACTTCGAACGGGAGAAGTAACAATTGATCCTGTACCACCCTTAACATTAATCTCAACCTCAGCAGTTAAACTATTTAACTCAAATCCGCTAGACCATAACCTCGCAATATTACATCACTTCCTTTCTAATCATCTATTCGTATTGTAGTATCCCCACTTGCTGTAGGCGCAAGCTCATCTTCTTCTACTTTAATGGTTGTTTCTTCCTGAAAAGTAATACTGGTTTCTTGTGGTTCAGATTCCGCAGGGCTTGCGAAATCGGGGCTTGTACTCAAATTACTTTCATCCTGCAAAACGTCAATCTTCATAGTTTCTGGGGCTTCGGGGGTAACTAACTGCGGCTCGTCAGCTAAGTTAAGTGCGGTATCAGGTTGTGCGTAAGTTATCTCCTCTTCTTCCTCTACAGAAATCGCATATTCAAAAGTAGTAGTCGTTGAAGTCGAAGTCGAAGTTGAACTGGATGTGCTTGTGGTTGTCGTGGTGCTCGTACTTGAAGTAGTCGAGGTAGTGCTTGTGCTGGTGCTTCGGGTGGTCGAAGTGCTCGAGCTAGTTGAAGTGGAACTCGTTGTACTGGTGGTTGAAGTCGAAGTGCTTGTACTCGTAGACGTAGAGGTGGTCGAAGTAGAGGTACTGGTCGAGCTGGTAGTACTGGTCGTGGATGTACTCGAAGTTGTAGAGGTAGTTGAAGTTGATGTCGTCGTAGAACTGCTCGTAGAAGTGGTGCTTGTGGAACTCGAACTGCTGGTAGAGGTGGAGGTTGTCGTTGTGGACGTCGATGAACTGGTAGTTGTGGTGCTGGAACTCGTGCTCGTAGTGGTTGAACTCGTAGTGGAAGTGGTTGAAGTGCTGGAGGAAGTCGAACTACTGGTCGAGGTAGTGGTGGTAGAAGTACTGCTGGTAGTACTGCTCGTCGTTGAAGTGGTAGATGTACTCGTACTGGAAGAGGTTGTGGTGGTGCTCGAACTGGTGGAGGTTGAAATAAGTGTTGTCGTCGTACTAGTTGAGCTGGAAGTGCTCGATGTAGTTGAGGTAGTCGAGGTTGATGAAGACGAACTTGTACTGGTCGTGGTGGTGCTCGTAGAAGAAGAGGTGGATGTCGTAGTTGTCGAACTTGAAGTCGAGGTTGAAGAACTTGTCGTCGTTGTTGAAGTACTGCTGGATGTCGAAGTCGTAGAAGTTGAGCTGGACGTGGAGCTGGTGGTGCTGGTTGTTGAGGTTGACGAACTGGAACTTGTAGTCGTCGTAGAGGTACTGGTTGTGCTAGAGCTGGTTGAACTTGTGGTTGAGCTAGATGTTGTTGTGGTCGAACTAGAGGTACTCGAAGTGGTTGAAGTGGTTGAGGAAGATGTAGAGGAACTAGTCGATGATGTTGTGCTGGTTGTGGATGTCGAAGAGGTGGTTGACGTAGTACTAGTGCTTGTTGAAGAAGATGAGCTTGTGGAAGTCGTAGTCGAAGAGGTACTCGTTGAGCTAGAGGTAGTAGTTGTACTTGTCGATGTAGACGAGCTAGTGGAGGAACTAGTCGTCGTAGATGAGGTGCTACTCGAAGTAGTAGTTGTGCTAGTAGAAGACGAAGTTGACGTGGAGCTACTCGTGGTAGTGGTTGATGAACTTGTGCTCGTTGTAGTTGTGCTGGAACTGGTACTGGTAGACGTAGTTGTTGTGGAAGTCGATGTGCTAGTTGAACTCGAAGTTGTGGTTGTTGATGTACTAGAAGACGTACTTGTAGTACTCGAACTTGTAGATGAAGAAGTGGAACTACTGGTAGTAGTGGTCGATGTTGATGACGTCGTACTAGTCGTAGAAGTACTACTGGAAGAACTCGTTGACGAGGTTGTTGAAGTAGTACTGGTACTCGAGCTGGTGGATGTTGTACTGGTGCTTGTAGACGAAGATGTGCTTGTAGATGTAGTTGTCGAACTTGTACTACTACTGGTTGATGTTGTGCTCGAGGATGTAGAACTGGAAGTCGAACTGGATGTCGTTGTTGTAGAAGTGGACGACGATGTGCTTGTTGTCGATGTGCTTGAAGAAGAACTTGTTGATGAGGTAGTACTCGTGGTTGACGTGCTCGAAGAAGTTGAAGTCGTGCTTGTACTTGTTGAAGAGGATGAACTCGAAGACGTAGTAGTTGTAGAGGTTGAGCTTGACGTGGTGGTTGTAGAAGTAGAGGAAGTCGTGGACGTGGACGATGTAGTGCTGGTTGTACTCGTACTGGATGTCGTCGATGTGGTGCTTGTAGAGCTAGACGTGCTACTGGTTGTAGATGTAGTTGAGGTGGAAGAACTGGTCGAGGTGGTGCTCGTAGATGATGAAGTCGATGTAGAGGAACTAGTGGTAGTTGTACTACTGCTCGTCGTTGTGCTCGATGTAGAGCTTGAAGTTGAACTTGTAGTACTGGTGGTAGAAGTAGATGAGCTCGTGCTTGTGGTGGTAGTTGATGAGCTTGTACTGCTAGAGGTAGTAGTTGAGGAAGTAGACGAACTGCTGGATGTAGACGATGTGGTACTAGTCGTGCTTGTACTAGAAGTCGTAGATGTCGTACTCGTGGAAGAGGACGAACTAGTTGAAGAGCTAGTAGTCGTAGTTGAAGTAGACGTAGTGGTGGTGCTCGATGATGTGGATGTGCTGGAACTAGTCGTGGTCGAACTTGTTGAACTGCTGGTAGAAGTTGTGGATGAGCTGGTTGAACTACTCGTTGTGGTTGTAGATGTAGACGTACTGCTTGAGGTTGTAGTAGTTGAGCTTGATGTTGTAGTCGAACTACTCGTTGATGTTGTTGACGTGGAACTAGAAGTGGAACTAGTAGTAGAAGTGGTACTCGTACTGGAGCTGGTAGAAGTAGTTGTGGTGGATGTACTCGAGCTTGTTGTAGTTGTGCTTGTCGATGAACTGGTAGAGGTACTCGAAGTGGTGGAGGTAGTAGAGGTGGAACTGCTTGAACTGGTACTCGATGTCGTGGAAGTCGTGCTGGTAGAGGTAGACGTAGTAGTCGTTGAGGTGGATGTTGAACTTGTGGTACTAGTCGTTGATGTGCTCGACGTTGTGGATGTTGTACTTGTGCTTGTGGAAGATGAAGTACTGCTAGACGTTGTCGTGGTGCTCGTCGTAGTTGAACTAGACGTAGAGGAACTGGTTGTAGTGGTTGAAGTACTGGAAGTTGTACTCGTTGTGCTTGTAGAGGTACTTGAAGATGTACTGGTTGACGTTGTAGTTGTTGACGAAGAAGTAGACGAACTCGTACTGCTCGTTGTTGAAGTTGTGCTAGTACTCGTCGAGGTTGTTGTAGTTGACGAACTTGTACTAGAAGTTGTGGAAGTCGTTGAAGTAGAAGTGCTGGAAGAGGTACTCGTAGTGGTTGTCGAAGTTGAACTAGAGCTACTTGTAGACGTAGTAGTAGTGGAACTACTAGTCGAACTGGTTGTAGAAGTGGTCGATGTAGAACTGGTAGTCGATGTTGTTGAAGTGGAGGATGAAGTTGACGAACTAGTAGTGGTGGTAGAAGTCGAGCTTGAAGTGGACGTGGATGAAGTGGTACTTGTGGTTGACGTGCTTGTACTGCTGGTTGTGGAGGTTGTTGACGTAGATGAACTCGTCGAAGTTGTACTAGTTGAAGACGATGTCGACGTGCTTGTAGTAGTCGTACTTGTTGAAGTTGAGGTAGTTGAGCTTGTGGAGGAACTCGTAGTCGTTGTGGACGAGCTGGTTGAGGAGGTCGTAGATGTAGTACTGGTCGACGACGTTGTGCTTGTCGTGGAAGTAGATGAGCTGGTACTTGTGGAAGTTGTGGTCGTGCTGGTAGTCGTACCGCCTGCTTCTAGAGGAAAGTAATTCTGCCCAAAATATATCTTACCAAAAAAATTAGCACCAGTCATACATTTATTATAATGGTGCTATATGGGGAGCTATAAACTACTTTCCTTCAAACAATGCCTTCAGTTCCCCAACTGCCTTCGCACTTTCAATTCCCCATTTTTCCTGTTCGTCAAATAATTGTTTCAAAAGGGCAACTTCGGCAGGAGTAAATTCTATCTCTTTATCGGAGTATTCGGTGAAGATTACACTTTCATCGCCTACCTTTTGGGTAGTGTTTTTTGAACCTTCAAGGATTTTCTTATAAGCGGAAGCAGCATCCTGCAGGGTAACGAAAGTGAATTGTTTAGGCTGGGCTATAGGCATACCCTTTTCATTTGTAGATATATCAAAGAAAAGACGACTTAACACCGCTTTTAATGTGGCTTTCTGTATTTTTATATTCCTTCACCTGCTTTCAAAAAGTTATATAAGTCGGTCAGAAAGTTTATAGCGGCGGTTTTTCTTGCCCCCGTAAGTTCTACCTGTTTGTCCCGATTATACTCTTCACCTTCTGCTGTCTGTACCCGATACCCTACGTTTACGTACCACTTAAAAGTATCATCGGGTTGTTTTTCCCTGGAAAGTCTAAGTTCATCAAATTTTATATCAGATTTTGTCAAAATTGCCATAATATCACCTCTATCCTATGTAAGATAGCACACCAAATCCCCATTAGTAAATCCATGTCCTGCCGTTGCATCCCAAACTCTTGTTTTTAACTGTCTTAAAGTTGGGGTTACACCTTCGGAAATGTAAATAGGAGTAGCATTGGCAGCAGCAGTAAACTTACCCATTACCCTTAAATATGGTGTTGCTGGCCCTATTTCCATCAAATGCGGATTGGTAAAAGATGTCCCTGTCCAGTCTTCTATTCTTAAAGCATCGGCATTAGATATAACCAAGGTCGCCGCACTCCTTGCAATCGCCCTGATCCGCAGACCGTACATATTGGTTATAGTCATCGTCCCCGAAATCTGGGTAATTAAAGAGCCTGCTATTGTTTCGTACCAAGTCAAATTTGAAATTGTGGAAGCAGTACCGCTTTGGTTAAAGATTTGATGTTCAACTGAACAAGCAATAATGTCGGTTTGAGTTAATCCCGTAGCAGTCGGCCAAGTGCCTAAAGCGAAAGCTAATCCATAAGCACCCGCATTATTACTAGCGCTGTATTTATGAATTAACAGTCCATAAACTCCTACCAATCTTTTATTGGCAGTTGCCGTAGTTAAAGTCGGGCCAATATACAAACCTTCCCAACTATTGGTTGTGGTAAAGACGTTATCAATTTTAATAGCCGTATTAACAGAAACCGTACTGCCCTGAAGGGCTAAAACGCCTGTACCTTTAATATCGCCTGTTAAAGTAAGATGTGGACTTGAGGTTGCCGTAGTTATTCTTGCCGTCCCACCCGTATCTGCAATATTGGCAAGTCTGGGAGCGGCAGACCAAGAAACATCCGTACCATTTGTCCATAAAACGGAATTGGCCACCCCCACCACAAGCTCGTCCCATTTAGGGGTAGAGTTGCCGTAAATTAAAGAACCACGGGAGACTGTTTGGGCAACAGTATCCGCCTTAACTCCATCTAATAAGTTAGCCTGTTCAACATCCGTTAAAGTCTTGGCACTAATTGTAGCCGCTATCTGATCTCCAACCACTATACTTCTTGCGGTTGAACTCTCTTGAGCTCTTGTAATAGTAAAAGTATCAGTTGAAATCGCCGTAACTCTAACTATTTCGGCATTTGTGGTTAAGGGCTGAACTCCTGTAGGCCAAACTGTGGCATTGAAAGGTACTGTTGGAAATAAAGCTCCTTCACTTGCAGTAACTACCAAGGAAGTTCCAGAATCAGCGGGGCTTGGAGCCGTCACTACGGTTGAGTAGGAAAAGTTTTTGTGACTGTCCATGTTATACGTTATCCACTGCTATTGAAAACGGCATTGTCGTTGAAGAAGAGGTAGTCGTAGTTGAAGAACTCGTTGTTGTGGTGCTCGTGGTTGTAGTGCTCGTACTTCGGGTCGTGGAAGTTGTACTTGTTGAGGTGGTGGTTGTTGAAGTAGAAGTTTGTGTTGTAGTTGTACTCGTAGAACTACTCGTTGAACTGCTTGTACTGGTTGTCGAAGTGCTTGAAGAGGTAGAAGTAGTTGTGTTTTCTGTATAGGTAATTACTAATTTAGGGTCTTGGGAAGTACCAGTATTTTCAGAAGTAACAATATTTACTTGATAGTCAGAATCATTAAAAGCAGAATTATCTATATCACTTCCACATCTTAATCCTAATTTTGTAAAACCTGTTTTATTTATTAAAGCTAATCCCGTAGCGTTAAGGGTAATCGTATTATAAGCTCCTGCTGTAAGGCTAGTAAGTGCAATCTCATTACCTAAATTTGTAGTTCCCACAAGTGAATAGTCACTAAGCACTAAAGAACTGGTTGATGCCTGTGTAGTTTCAATTAAACGTACTGAATCACCAATAATACTTACTAAACTACCAACCCAAAAACTGAATGTCGCTGAATTTATGGTGCAGTCATCTGGTAAAGTAGATGTGTCAAATGGGAAGAAAGCCCTAAAAATGTCTGGAGATGTTTGGGCAGTAATTTGAACTTGTGTATCAGTATAATTTACTTGACTACCACTAGAGGCATCATGTTGTTGCTGCCATGTACTGTATGCAGGTGGCCGAGCAGCTACATAACCATCCCCCGCACTCGAGAATATAGTCAATGTTGCCATTTGTCTGATTATATCTTAGAAGGTTAGAAAGAAGGCAAGGGGTGTCTACAAAGGTCGTATGTACACTTCTTTTATACGCTTTAGTGGTATTCTAGGTGCGTCAGGTGGCGGTGGGTGTCCCCAAGGGTCCATATGCCTACCTTGGTTAAACTCAGGCGGCCACAGAAAATCATTATCATTCCAAGCTGGTATGCCTTCAAAAAGCTTCGGGTCAAGTTCTGCTTTAATGTCCTTACTCTTTCCCCAAAAATGCCAACACCATGACTTCATCGTACTAACCATTCTTCTATGGTAAGTAGGGTCACATTCATCTCTCTCAACTGGCCAAGCACAACTGTAGGCACGGGTATTCATGTCATAATCTTCTCCTCCACCCCATACATATCTCTCATCAAACAAACCATTTTCAATCAATCCTTCTCTTTTAAATATAGGCAGCCACATGGCAATGGCATCAATCACCCCACGTTTACTCAAAGGGAAGGTCATCTGTCCGTAATTGGGCTGTTCCTTTCTCTGCTCAACGGGAATGTAAGTCTTGCCCTGCCAATCAGCCCTGCCGTCTGGTAACTTATCGGGTATGTCCATTGGCTCGGGCGGGTATCTCTCAATCAGTTTCTCGTAGTCTCCACTTTTAAGGAAAGCTATATCCTCTGGTGTGTAAGTCTCTTTATACTCAACAAGGTCTATATACTCTTCATGCGGTCTGCCGTACCCCCACAACGGTATTCTAGGGCTTTCGGGGCAGACTGCTACTATTTTTGGGTCAGTCTCAAATTCTTGTAAAGCATCTTCAAACCAGCCATCATACATAAATTCCGTATCATCGTTAACACAAGCTATATAGGGTGTTCCCCATCTCAGGGCGTGAATCATGCCTTCATTGGCGGCTTTGGCAAAACCTTGGTTCTTCATACGGAGGTATAAGTGTACGTTTTTATCTATCCAATCCCTGTCCAATCCTTTAATACTCTGGTCTACTACTATTAAGGTAAAATCTTTAGTGTATTTATAAAGGGTTTCAACAGACTTATAAATAAAATCCGAACGAATCACAGGGTACACAAAAGCTACTCGTGACATGGGTTAATTGCCTCCTCTAGCCATCTGAATTGTGTTTTGTTATCCCAGGGTACACCGTGTTCTTCTTCTACTTGTCTAAAGCCATTCCTACCAGCTTTGTCTCCCGTTTCCATATCCCATGTATGGAAATGTACTATTTGGTCATTACAATCAATACATATAACATTAGAATTCGCAGGTCTTGCGGGTTTGTTATAGTGTCTATCAACTATCGTATAGCCTCTTTCGGTTAAAACTCTGTAAACAACTTGTGGATCTTTGCCTACAGGAGTATCAGCATCAGCCGTGTACCCTCCGTATTTATCTGTTATCATCCAACCAGGACTTTTAAACATCTTTATATACGCTCCAGTTTTTTCTACTCTATCTAAATAGGCGTTAGTTTTGATCTCATCCCAGCCCCAGCACTCGAAATTACTTTCGTGATTCCATCCATGCATGGCTAATCTTATAAAGTCGTGTTTACTCATCAGCTCCAGCATTTCGGGGGAAGTCCTATCGGGAATTGTAAAAAGGGTTATCTTAAAATCAGGGTACTTAGCTTTCCAATAGAACAGGAAATTCAAACCATTCCTGTCGTAGCGATCTTGAAAATCATCAGCCTCTATTGCTACTATGTCCCTAATTTGCCAGCTATTCATATCTATCCATTAAAAATCTGCAAACTATATTTCTGTTTTCATAGTGTTCACCGTTATACGATTGCCCTACTCCACCGTCTGGCAGTTCAATCAAATCAGTATCCCCATCTACTGGTATAACATAATTCTTTTCCCTGTTTAAGTATTTATTGCCCAAGGATAAAAATACATCATCCAAAGACCTTCTGGGCAAGTCAGGGTACATTGTGCGCAGATGAAATCCTGCAACCAACATCTCCAAGGGAACAAAATATGTCCTGATAATAACATCAACTTCAACTAATTTATTCCCTCTTGATATGGATAAGTCATTTGAATAAGGTGCATCCGTGTGTCCCAGAATACTTCCCTCCAATCCAAGAATCGAGAAAGGGCGTTTGGTGGCATAATTGGTAAAGTTAGCCAGAGTCTCCTTCTGCACACTCAGGTCATCGTCTATAAAAAAACAGTAATCGGTCTCACAAGTTAAACCTACGGCAAAGCGTATACTAGGCAGGAAATGCTTAGAAGAACGTATGATAGTTACCCTATCATCTTCAAACTCTATTTCTTGGTTATCAATAAACATAATAATTCTCTCAGGTTTTACGCTCCCGTCTAACAGGTCATCAACAATCCTTTTTAAGTTACCTTCCCGTTCCTTATGATGCGCAAGTATTATCCCCGTCACGTTCATGCGTAAAACTCCCTAACTTTTTCACAGATAAACTCTTTTCGAAATCTTAAATACCTACCATAAGTATCTGTAGTCTTATGGCATTCACGACAAAGTGTTCTACCATTAGAAAGTTCAAACCTTAATTCTGGGAACAAGGCAAACGGTTTAATATGATCTGCATTTAGAATTATACTTTTCCCATTACCGTTTCTCTTTTTACACATTTGGCAAGTAAAATTGTCTCTAGTATAAACCGCTTTACGCCATTGTTTGTATTGATAAGAAGTCCTTATTATCTGGTTAATTGGAGTAATACCTCCTTTCCAAAAATGAGAATCCTTCCCTTTCATTCCTTTGTGAGCGGTACATTTCTTGGCTTTATAAGTTGTGAGTTGTACCTTACACACCATACACCTAGGTTTACCACCTTTCCAATTTTTACCCTTTAAAGAATTACTTATCTTCTCTTTTGTACTTATTGATAATTTTGTACCTAATCGAATTATTCGTAATTTCTCTTTAGCAGATTCGGGCATAGATTTATGCTTATGTCGCATTTTTAAAATAGTTTCTAAACTATGTTTTTTACCCAACATACCAACATGATTATCCCGAAGTTTTTGTTTATGTTCTTCAGATAGTTTTTTCATAAAAAGTACGCACCTTGTTACATATAAACTCTACTTGTGTCCAAGTCAATCCGTGGTGTACTGGTAGAGTCAGAAGTTCCTTCCAGACAGAATCAGTTACAGGTAGGGGTCGTTTTACCGCACGTTTCCAATACGTCATTTCACTTAAAGGCTTAAAATGTACGGAGGTTGCAATTCCATTTGTTGCCAGAAAATCACTAAGCTCATCCCGTCTGTCACATTTCATCGTATAATACTGAACCGTATGTGAATAAGCTGGGGGTTGAATAACATTCATCAACCTCTCATTGTAAACACTTTGTATAGCTCTTCTCTTAGCATTGGTTTCTTCTAAGCGTTCAAGCTGTCCCAAACAAATTACCGCTGTCAGGTCATTCATGTAACTCTTAGTCCCTTCGGCTTGGGTAATATCGTAGTCCCAACTGTATCGTTTAGAATCAGCTCGTTCATAAGTGCTCTTTTCTATTCCCAACCAAGTCAAAGTTCTTAGCTTCTGGTAAATCTTCTCATCGTTGGTAGTTACCATTCCCCCATCTCCTGCGGGTAAACTTTTAACGGCTTGGAAACTCCAAATTGCAATATCCCCTCTATGCCCTGCCTGTGGTGTGTACATGGCATGGGCGCAGTCTTCAATAATTAGACCTTTAAACTTTTTTCTAAGTCCTTCAATATCCGCCAGCCGTCCGTGTGAATTAACCGTAATTATTGCCTTGGTCTCTGGTGTAACTACCACAGTCTCAGGGTCAAGGCATAAAGAGTCGGGATCAACGTCTGCAAAGGTTACATCCATACCATTCCACAGTCCTACTATGGCATCGGCTACAAAGGTCATTGCAGTTGTTATCAATTCCCCGCCTTTAATCCCGTGGGCTTTTAAACAAAGGTCTAAGGCTGCCGTACCGCTGTTTGTGGCAATTGCGTACTTCGCTCCTACATACTCTGCAAATTTCTTTTCAAATTCCTGCGTCTTGGGGCCATATCCCCACCAACCAGAAGTAAGTACATCAAGCATTGCTGCCTGTATTTTTGCATCTGAAGTCGGGCTCAAAACGGGAATCATCTTGCTTTCCTTAATCCATCTCTAAAAAACTCTCTCCATGCAGGTATGTATTTGTCCCAAGTCCAGTTGTTCTCGACAAACTTTCTGGCTTTTAATCCCATTTCTTTTCTTTCTTCTGGGTGGTCTCTCAGGTAAATTACGGCTTCACCTACACGCCTTGCTACATCTGCTTGGTTATTCATATAATAATTTCTATCACCAGTAATCAAAATCCCTCCCCCAGCCTCACATAATAAGTGGTCTATTCCAGAATCGGTACAAATCACGGGTACTCCACAGGCCGCCGCCTCCATCGTCGGGAAAGAATATGCTGGGTCTTGGTCAATTCTTAAAAGAACATCCAGGCTGTTGTAAATATTAGGCATACCAGTCCAACGTTTATCACCCGTTACCACGTACTTCATTAGTCTCTCTCCATCCCATTGGTCAAGTGCTCCACCGTTGTTTACCCAACTGGAGGGGTAAATCATCAACCGTACTCCAGAAATATCAGAAACGGGTCCAACTACAGTTTTTACCATATGTCTGTCATTTACCTGATTCCCTACATAACCAGCGTGGAATAAATCATCTTCACGCACCAGCATGTAGGGTGCAAATAAGTTAGTATCAACTCCGAATCTCAAACTATGGTAAGGGGTTCCCTCTAAATCCAAAGCCTTCTCAACATGGGGGGTGGCGGCTCCAAGCACCGCTATGTCTTTATACCTGCCTTCACTGTGTGTATAGAAAACACTGGCAACTTTGGGTGCATATTTATCTTGGTCTATAACATGCCATGCCCCAGCCCACATAGGCCAGATAAGGTCATAGTCGTCAGGGCTTCTTTCAAAGGGGCTTGTCTCTGGGTATCTGTCTAGGAAGTTTTTGTAAGGCGGGTAAGGAACTGTCCCTATTTCCATAAAAAACTCATCCCCTAAATACCTTATAAGGTACTCGGCATATGCCTCAACATACCAGCCGTGCCAAATTGGAATCATTAGTATTCGATTCATTTTTTATACTTTTTGAAAACATCAGCAAGTTCAGGTACGGAAAGCTTAGACAGTTCCCTGCAAACCAATCTCATAACTTCCTTAACCTGTGCTATTGAAACACTCTTTTTCTGACCTTCTAAAAGTGTTACTTTCTGAGCAAGTTTATTCAGATTCATTTCCCTCCTTTCTTTTTAAAACTATAACTACGTCCCGCCCGCTTACTTCTGCGCCTACGTTCTCTGTTACTTCCAGTATCTCCCAGCCTTCTTTATTTTCAAGGTATTCCATACATAGTTTCTTAGAATATGAATTAGTGTATTCGTTAGGGTAAAGTTCCCCACCGCTTGGTCTGTAATCAATGTTTTTTATCTCATGCTCGTCGCCTTTTGCAAACGAATACCAAAGAACCACTATCACTAACTTTTTGGCTACCCGACAATGCTCATCCATAGCTTCTTCAAAAGACTTCATATGGTCAACAACGTGTCTGGAGTAAACTACATCATAAAGGTGGTCAGGCTGGTTTATCTTGTGGATACTAGGGTTTACTTTCCAATTGGTTTCAGGGAAGGTTTTTTTACACCACTCAATATTCTTAGGTATTATGTCTACACCTAAATATTGTCTTGGGTTCCAGTCAAGCTCAGTTTTTAATGCTTCCCAAGTAGTACCACTACCACAACCATAATCCAAAATTTCCATGTCAGGTTCCACATATTTTTTAATAGCGTAAAGTTGGGATGGGTGGGCAGGTCCGTTGCCCCCTCCTCTACATAAGGTATCTGTTTCAATGGTCGAGAACCATAATTGGTTAGGATCCAAAGTCCCTCCTTATATAAAAAGCATTAGAAACATCCATACATAAATAATCATAACCCTTTTCTTTGGCCAGTTTATTCATAAGGCCAACTGTTACCCCGCCATATCCTTCTCTTTGTTTGCGGTATTTCCAGAGTGAATAAGAAGGATCATAATCAATTACATCAAAATTGGTTTCCAATTGGTTAATTTCCACACAAATCAAATTAGGCTGGTATTCCTTTAAATTCATCCATATCTCATATTCAAAACAATCAACATCTATGGAAAGAAAATCAAAGTTAGGTGGAAGAAAAAAAGGGTCTATTAATTCTTCTAGGTTTTTGGGTGTTACAAAAGCCTCTAAAACTTTAACATTTTTATTATCTTTAAATGTTTCCCTAATCTCAGGTACTTGAATTGAACTGGCTTCAATTAGTATTCCTCTCCAGCCCTGTTCAATCAACTTATAGGTGTTGGAACTTGTAGCTCCGTATGCTCCTACGTCTACAAGTATTTTATTTTGTGGGGGAACAACGGAAAAAACAGAATCAATAATATTATTTTCTCCATGCTCGGAATGCGCACCTTCCATATCCAAAGGCCGATGGATTAACTCTTTGTTAAAAAGCCCTATATACTTTACGTTCCAGCACTTATCCTCTTGGTTCAAAATATCCATCAAACGCACCTTTCTTAAATCGTTCCATTAGAATAGAAAGTTCTCTTACTCTCGCTCTGGAAGTAAACCTATCCCTACCAATCTCATATCCTCGCTGGGCTATCTCTTCCCTCTTTGTATTGTGTTCCAAGTAAAAGTTAATCTTTTTCTTAGCTTCCTCTATGGTTGAGAAGTATTCCACTCCATCTCTTAAAAACAATTCCATACCAGGCACATATCTCTGTAACAGAAACCCGCCCGTAGATAAAACTTTACCCACTCGGTTTGACCAATATCCCCAACAATGGTCGTTTACGTTAAATCCTAGAATTATCTTGGTCTCCGCTACCCTCTGGGCAAAGTCATTTCCCCACACGGCAGGATAAGCCTCAAACCCGTGTTTAGCCCACTCCTCATGGTTCCACGAAAATACCGTTATGGGAATTTCCTTGTTAATCTCAGTCAGCCATTCTATCCTGTCTCCTTGCCCCAACCATGTACCAAAAAAGCTAACTCTGTATTTCTTTTCCTGTCCAATAACTTTATCTATATTGCAATCGGAAACATCAAAAGGAAAGTAGTAAAGATTTGTCCCTTCATATGTACCGTTATAAATATCGTTACTCAAATAAAGATCACACGCTTTAACCATCTTCATATGCCAATCTTCGTTCTGCATAAAATCCCATACCCAGTAAAAAACAGGTGCTTCACTTCTAAAACGTAATACGTTTACATAATCCTCACTATCAAAGTGCGGCCACTTACAAATTATATTTACATCTGCTTTTAACTTATCGGTTATTCCAGCCCAATGTCCTGCTCCATCTACAAAGGCCTTCCAAATATCCCGTGGTATTCTATTAACCTCATGCCCCATATATTCCAACTCATTGGCTAGATGAGTTTCGTCGGCGGATTCTCCCACCATGCCTGTGGTAAACGAACCTACAAAGTTTATCTTAATCACCAATCGCCTCCCCTAAACGCATACCTCGAAGTAAAGGTTTCTTCTCACCATAATGGTTCTTCCACCATGGTGTATAAATCCTCTCAGGTGGTTCGGGTATCTCAAATGTCGCTTCCCATATCCCATCATCAGTCCTATCAAATCCCCACTTCTCCTTAAAATAGGCGTAGTTTCTGAATCTGGCTGCGTCGTTATCTGGGTGAAATGTACCCGAAGTTTGGCTAAAGTGGTAAACAGGGCAGTTCACATTTTGGTGAGGTTGTACTCCCGCTAACTTTATCTTGTATTCCAAATCGGAATCTCCATTACTACCCCAAGGGTCGTAGTTAATATCATACCCGCCAATCAAGTCCCACAGTTCTTTACTGATTAAAAACGGTAGATTAAAACCACTTCTTAATGGCTCTGTCGTGTAAGGATAAGTTTCAGCAAACTTTAACCACGCCTCTTTATCAAAATCCCCACCAGCTCCACCAAATGGCTGTACTTCAAATGTGGGCGCTCCAACCCTTGGCTCAATCAATTTTGGACTAAGACATCTTGTATCTCGTTCAAATGCGTTTCCCTGTATTATAGTTAATTGCTCCCACCAGCCTGGGGCATAAATCATGTCATCGTTAGTCACAAATATCCAAGGGGTATTAACTGTGGCAACTGCGGCATTTGTCGCTTTACACTGTCCCTGTTCCTTTATGAATAAATCACTGTCTCTGTGTTTTACGCACCTTGTTCCATTTACCGCAACCAATACTTTAATATCTGGTACGGTTTCTTTTAAAGAAGTCAGGCATTCATCCAAAGCCATCTCAGCCTCAAAAGTCCCGCCTAGGTGGGGTATTATAATCGTTGTATCTTTTGGGTCAATCATAAAATTCCTTTATAGATCGAATAATATATCTAATATCTTTTATTGTTAAATGCTGGTGGCAACCCATAAGTAAACCATGTTTCAATATGTCCTCACTTTTTGGGAATCCCTTAGCTTTTATATATGGTTGGTTAATAAGCGGCATTAAAGTTCTTGTCGTTATACCCTGTTTCTCTAAAAACATCATTAACTTATCCCTAGCTATTACAAGCATTGGAAACATCATAAAAGAGTGCGGTTCTGTATAGTAACTAAATGGCATAGCATTGTAATTACCAAGTCCCATTGCCAGCATAAGGGCATTTCTACGTCTTTTAAAAAGCATCTGGCCATAATTCTCAAGTTCAACTAACCCCAAAGCAGCCTCAACTTCCGTTCCTCTTGAAGAATAACCAGGGTGCAGAAACCTAAACCGTGCATCTACAATCTCTTTGGTTGGTACATCATCATCTTCCAATTTCAAATAAAGGTTATCCCTGCCATGAAAAATTAAACTTCTAATCATATCCGCTAGTTCTTTATCGTTGGTTATTGCCAAACCTCCTACTCCAGTTACTAATAAGTGTGCAACGTAGAAGGAAAAACAAGCTACATCACCTTCACCAATGTATTTTACAAACATACTTTCACAACTATCCTCTATCGTCTTTAGTTTATATTTTTTTGCTATCTTGGTAATTAGGCTCATATTTGCAGGTTTACCCAGTAAATGAACAGGCATAATTGCTCTGGTCTTTTTGGTTATCTTCTCCTCAATAAGTAGTGGGTTTATGTTTAAGTTCGAGTCAACATCTACCAATACTGGTTTTAGATTGTTGTGTAAAATCACATTGTAAGTAGCCACAAATGTAGTAGCTGGCATAATAATCTCATCTCCGTCTCTCCACTTATAAAGAATCTTCATAGCGTGAATCGTAGCCTGCAATGCCGAAGTCCCCGAGTTGGTAAATACCCCGTATTTATTCCCGTGGATTCTGGCAAACTTAGTCTCAAACTCAGCAGTCATTGGGCCATAGGAAAGCCTGTTGCTTTTCAAAGCTTTCATTACTCTCCTGCGGTGTGCAGAAGTTAATTTAAGTGCGCCTACATCAATTTGCATAAAAATAAACTGTTATAACGGCTGTAACTACCGTTTAGTGCTCCTCCCACTTCCATTTCCTCTACTTTCAAACCAGCTTCCCTGAAAGCCGTAAACAACGCATCCATGCTATATTCCTGTAAATAATGCGGCTGCTCCCATTTCTCCTGTCCTTTTGGTGTTGAATAACTCCAGTCTTCTCTTATAAATGTTCCTTCTACTGCAAACTTTCGCCATAGAATAATACAAACATAACTTTTCGCAACTCTTGCGGCTTCTTTAATCGCTGCTTTATAGTCATCTACGTGGTCCAGTGCGTGCATTAAAACTACACAATCCCAACTGTTATCCTTCTCTTTTAAGTGTCGCATATCCTGTACTTCAAAATCACCTTCTGGAAACTCACGCTTGGCGGTTTCAATCATCGTTCTGGAATAATCCACACCTTTGTAATCAAGTCCAAAGTCTTTATTTAAAATATAAAGCGGGCCAGTACCGCAACCAACATCAAGCAGAGTTTTAACTTCTTTGTTTTTTAACAGGTTTAAAATATAAAGGCGGTGGGGGTGCGGCCCATGTTGGTAGGGTAATTCAAACTCTTCACTTTCCCAGAAAAATTTAGGGTCTTTAATCATTTAATTTATCCGCATCCTTCTTTATCTTGGCATCATATTCATCTGGGTCACTTTGCATAAGTTGTGTATTTGTGCCAGCCATTAAGTGTATATATCTCACTTTGTTAATATCAGCCCACTTTATTCCAGATGCTTCCATTCTGGTAAGAAACTCCCTTTGTACAAGAATGGAAAGTGTCGGGTCATACCCACCCACTTTTTCCCACGCTTTCTTCTTAATAACAAACAACCCTTCATCTCTCCACCCGTGTAAACTCAAAGGGTCAAACCAGTCACGCTTCTCTATCGCCAAAACATCAGCTCTGGTTCTTGGTATCTGACAAGGCCATATTAAATCGTAACCGTTGTCCAAATACTTACAAATTCCAGTTAACCAGCCTTCCATTACAAACGCATCATTTTGTACAAAAGCCAAATACTCTCCTTCTGCGTTTTCTGCACCTAAGTTTACACAAGCAGCATAACCAGGGTCAGGGTCAGGTTTTAACCATTTATCTATTTTCAAAACATGGTAGTCATCTCTTACGGGAACATGGGTTCCCTTACTTGGTACTGGGTCTACTAAAATTAATTCATAATCTTCTGAATCAGTACTCATATTAATCTGTCTTACACACGCCATAGTCATATGTGCTGAAAGGAAAGTATTGTTATAGGAAGTTACAATACAAGACGTTTTCATTTATATCCTTTAAGCCTAAAATCAAACTCTGGTTCTGCGTGTCCCAATTCATTGTTGCCATGTCCATACCCAACGGGTATTTCCTCAATGTTTTTAAAACCCCGTTCCTCCATCTTAAATCTCAGGTAATCCTTGGAATATCCACATAGGTGAAATTGTCCTTCTCCGTCTATACCAGTCGTGCCGTTTAATAAACCCATCACCCTGTACCAAAGTGGTGTATTGGGCTTTAAAGCTGGCAATAATTGGCAGGCTACAATAACATTCGGTACTTCAATTTCTACAAACCCGCCAGGTTTACAAACATTGTAAGCTTCTCTAATAGCCAAATTCCCATGTTCCATAGAAAGATGTTCCAGCATATGTACCATAATCACCTCATCAAAAGAATCACTGGGCAGTTTTAGGTCAATCGCATCTCCGTAAATCCAAGGAGAATCTGGGTGTTCTTTATCCCAAGTTTGGGCTAAATTATTATCGTTTAAAGGTGCTGAAGAACCAGGGTAATAATACTTATCTACGTTGGTATATCCAGCTATAGGTACGTTTCCACACCCAATGTTTAATTTTGGCATAATCCTTTTATATCCTCTCTTATGTTAGTTGTCAGTTTCTTTTTATAAAGTCTTTTAAGCAAAGTTGTATTGGCAATAGGCCATTCAATCTCCTGTTTATTCTCGTAAACAACAGGTACTTTTCTGAACTCCGAAAAAGTCTCAGCTACTTCTTTTAAAGAAACTCCCTTCCCCGTACCTACGTCTACTATCTTTCCGTTCCAATTCTTCCCCAAAGAAGCTTTTACAATACTTACAACATCCCTCACATGGATAAAGTCCCGTGTCGCTTTACCCTTACCCCAAACCGTAATTGGCTTTTCTTTTAGAAAAAGGTTTATTATCGAACCTGAATTGTTATTCATTCCCTTACCAAAAACATTGTAAAATCTTAAAATTACCGTGGGTACGAAGGGTGTTATTCTCTGAACAAAAAGCTCTGCCCAGTACTTACTGTCGGCATAAGGTGTTTTCCAAGGGTGATAAATGTGTAGAGTAGAAGGGTAAACCAGCTTCTTTTTATACTTCAGGCACAGTTCTGCCACTCTCGCCGTACCAAAAGTATTAGTTAGATAAAAAGGTATTGGGGTTTTTTTAGACTGCTCAACATTAGTCAAAGCCGCCAAATGAATAACCACATCACACATTTTTACAAACTCCTCAAAACCTTCTTCAAAAATATCGTTGCCTTCTGTTAAATCCCAAGTGGTTACATTGTGGCCGTCAAGTAAGGGAAGTAAGTTTTCTCCTATGAATCCTGCCGAACCTGTCACTAGACACTTCATGTTTTTGGCAACCAAGTCTTAGGGTCATAACTCTCCATATTGTCAAACTGCTGTACATACTCATCCATTTCTCTTCTATGGCCTTGCATCTCTGGGGTAATTTCTTTTGGATAGCCCCAGTTTCCGCCTTGTTCTTTACCAAAAGGATGGTAAGCACGAAGTCTCGTAGTCCTACCAGTTTTCCACCCATTCGATTTTAACCTGCTACAAATTACTCTTTCTTCTTTGCCTCTATCTCCACGGATTAAAAGTGCATCACCCTCATCCTTCCACCCACCCGCATCCCAAACTGCCTGTCGTCTCATAATTCTCATTACTGCACCACACATGGCTACATCTTTGACATCATCTGAATCATTAGGATTGAGACTTTCATCACCAATTACAACATGGGGGTGCAGGGAAATTGCACCATAATCAGGCCGTTCGTCCATAAACTTAACCATCTGTGTTAACCAATCAGGTTCAAGGTCAGGCACATAAATGTCATTATCACTGGTAATAAAATACTCACTCTCTGCTAAAGATAAGGCTATTTGCCAAGCTGCCGTAACTCCAATATTACGAGTCAGGTTAATAGTCATAAATATCTCTTTTTCGTAGACTTTGGCAATATCGTCATTACCCCCATTATTGATTAAAAAGAGCCTGTACGGGGCTTTAGTGCGCTCAAACAGGTATGTTAAGGTCTGTTCGGTGAACATTGGGCGCAGGTAGGCACAGATAAAAATATCGATCATATTACCCCAATCTTTGAATGTACTATATAGTTGTAATCATCTATAGGTTTACTGTGGTATTTTCTTGTGTAGGTGTACCAGATCGCAAAATCATTTCCCCAGGGATTTCCTAACTCTTTAACTATCTTCCAGCGGGGTTCGCTCTCATGGTCTACCATAAAAAACTTCCGTATCTCAGGAAATTTCATCTGCATGGCTGCACTGAAATCATACGGAGTTGACATGAAAAGATCTCGTTCCCCTGGAATCTGTTTGCCTTCATCGTCTTTGGGGTTGTAGTTAAGTTCACTGCAATCCATTCTTAAATGTTGTTCGGGGTAAGCTCCTAAATCATCATAAACACTTCTGTGGAAAACAAACGTACCATTCACTATTTGCCCCCCGCCGAAGATTTCGTGTCCGACTTTTTTCTTTTTGGGTTTAAAAGCACCTCTAAGTGCTTCTGTATTGTCTGGGTGGATATATCTGGCCCCGAAGTTGAACATCTTATAATCTGGCCATCGTCTAAAATAACTGTCCACTCTCTCAAGATAATAGGGCTCGTATTCGTCATCCGAATCTAAGAAACAAATAATCTCACCTCTGGCTTTTTTGAGCCCTGCGTTGTAGGCGACCACTCGTTCTGCATGGTCTTTGTTGATAACCTTTGCCCACTTCGGAAGTGTAAACTCGACAGTTGAACCGTCGTTGACAACGATCCATTCAAAGTCTTTGAAGGTTTGTTTCTCAAGGCTTTCACCCGCTCTTTTAATACAATCTATCCTGTACTGATTCCAACAGTGAACAGGTGTTAAGACTGTGTATCTGGGTTTTTGTCCCATATCTTTGCATAGATTGCCTTATCTACATTCATTTGCTCCGCATCGCCTTCAACTTTAAATCCCGTGGCGTGGGAAATATGAAAAGTTCTTAATCTCTCACTACCCGCTACTTTCATCCCTGCTTCTTCCATCCTTCTTGTTAAATCGACATCGGCGGCATAGTTCATAAACCTTTCATCCAATAACCCGCCTAGTTTGTCAAACATTCTTTTAGTGGTAAAAAGTGCCGAACCGTCCCGTGTGTCATTGTTCAAACTTGCTTCTGTCGGTTTATCCAGCCACTTGGTTCTGTGGTCTCTGGCTTCAATTTCTCTGCTGAATACTTCACCATACATTGGTTTGCCGTAAACCAAATCAACATATTTTAAAGCGTCTTTCATATCCTCTACCCAGTGTTCATAAACCTGCACATCAGTACAAATTATGGCCAAATACTCACCAAAAGCTGCTCTGATCCCCTGATTTACAGCTTTAACATAACCTAAATTCTCCTTGTTTAGAATTAATTTATCAGCGTGCCAGTCATCGGTCTCCACTCCTATAGGTGAAGCGTTGTCTACAATAATAATTTCAATCGGGTTATCACCTGCAAAGTATCTAATCGAACCTAATGCGTGGCCTGTGTAATGAAGCAGGGGGTAATCTATATTAAATACGGGTACTATAACCGAAGTTAATCCTTCAATCGTCTGGTGGGGAATACCGTCTCCCATCATCTCACTGGGTTCCTGTGCTTCAACTTTCTGGGGGTTAGCTTCGAGATTGTGCTTGGAACACAAGCTCCAAGTCAATCCGTCACCATAGGTTGCAGGTTCTTGGCAAACTGAACAAAGTTTAAGATCCACCTAATTTTCTCGCAATCTCTGCCACCTCTTTGGCAGTATAAAGTTTTAAATACTTAATTCTTAATCTCGTTAGAAGCCCCTTCGATTTTGGCGAAACAGTCGACTTCTGAGATAAACGCCTTATTTTTTCCAACTTCCAGCGGTTCCCAAACACCGTGATGAACATAAATCACATCTCCTTTCTTGAAGTCTTTAACTTCATCTCCTACTTCCAAAACTTTGGCTATGTCAAAGTTTGTAGTATCTGGTCTTGGAAGCAAAATCCCTCCCCGACTGGGGGAATCTTCCTTCAATATCTCTATATAAAGTATGCGTTTAACTGGTTGTATCACTTATTTCCTTAACTTTCTCCAACAATGGTAAATGGCTGTAGTTGGCAAACGCTTCTAAGTCTTTGGGTAAACACCTTCCGCCTAAACCCCGTTTGTCTTTGTAGTAAATCTCTGTGTGGTTCTTCATTCCATAAGGGTGTCTCTCAAGTATCTCTTTTACTCTCTGGTAGTTAGCACCGCTTTTCTGGCAGAAGTCGTATATTTGGTTGGAAAATATTACTTTGGTTGAAAAAAAAGCATTTAGGGAAAGTTTAGCGGTTTCGGCAGTTATGTTATCCGTCATTATAATCGGTGCGTGTTTTGTTACATTTCTGTAAAGTGCGGCTACTTCCTCTCTATGAACTCCGTTTCCTCCTCCTATTAAGACAAAGCTAGGATTCTTAACGTCCTTTTCCCAAGTATCCTCAGAAAGAAATTCAGGGTTGGAAATAACAGCCTCTGGATGAAGTAAGTGAAACAGATGGTCGCCAAAACCAGGCCAAACGGTACTACGAATAATGAAAATCGCACCTTGTCTGTATTCGTTAATCTGCCGTACGAGTTCAATAATATCTGAAACAATGTACTGACCCTCCTTAACTGGGGTAGGAAGGCAGATAAAGACATATCGGCACTCAGATACCTCCTGTAAAGAACAAGTTGATCTGGATTCATCTATATCAAACCTTTTTTCAATGTTGAATAGTGTACCTGTTGCGTTGCCTACAACTCCGTTTCCGACAATGGCAGCAGTAGTCATTCAATTTCCTGCAACTCTTTTCTTTGATCCCTATATAACCCTAATTTCAATCCATCGTAGCAAATATGGCATAGGTGAATATACTTTTCAATAAAAGGGAAATGAAGCATATTATCTCCTTTAAGTAAATCATTGCCACAACGATCACAAAGTTTTTTGGTTGGTAATTCCAATAATATTTTTTTAGTCATCAAAAAAAAGTGGTTGTAGTTCGTGTTGGAATACATAGTCTAAATTACGGTATTTTCTCAAAAAGTTAGATAAAGCCAAGTCTTTGTAAGAACCAAGTTTGGTAACTATTTGTCCTGCGGTTTCCTTGTGGTAAAGTTTTTCGTGGTGTTTCCTCTCCTCATCGGAAGATTTATCGGGGCCATAAGCCGTATCCGTATTTCCCGAAAGTCCCGAGAGTACATCAATGTTTGAAGAATACTTCCTGAATATGGCGTTCTGGCCGAAAATGTCCCTGAAAGGCGGAAAGTCCTGATTTAGAACTACCACACATTTATTCATACCTGCTTCCTGTGTAATTAGACTATAACTTTCACTCTTGGAAGGCATAATAAATACGTTAGATAATCGGATTATGGCCAGTGCGTCTTCGTAAGGTACTTCTACACTCCACTCATCTTTATACTCTGAAGTAAAAAATAACTCCTCATTATTCAAACCCCAGTCAATACCTACATTTTTTAAATCATCCCTGTAAGTTATCTTATCCCCGCCTGTAGAATGGAAATCCACTACAATCATCCGAATTTTAAGGTTAAAGTCTTTAATCATAGCCATCGTCTTAACCGCCATCTCAACCTGTTTACCTCTATCTAATCGGCAAGGATAAACACAAACCGCATCAGCGTCTAAAATCTTCTTATCACGCATGAATTTCGCAACGTCTGGGGTCAAACCCAATACTTGCGCAACGTCAGATGGGTGGTGGACCACTCTAACTACATCCTCAGAAACTCCAAAATCATTGGCTATTCTTGGAATCGAATAATGGTTAAAGAAAACATAAAGCGAATTGGGAAAGGGTTTTTTAACAAGTTCTAAGTATTCATCGGAAAATATGGGTCTTAGGGCATTTAAAGTAATCGGGCTGGTGGCCGAGTGTATCCAATGCAACCATTTGATCTTAGGGTATTTGGAAGCAATCCTGCGGGCTGCAAAGTTATGTTTTAGGGCTGCGTTTTGGTAAATAACATCGTGTGAAATAACTACGTCAATATCCTTTAAAATAGCTTCCAGGGCTAACTCTGTTTTGGTTACATCCTCATCAAAAGTTTCATCTTTTTTAACTTCGTTGTGGCAGGGTACGTTGGGAATATATGCTAGTTTTACTTCGGGTAAACCAAAAGCCCCTGCGTTTTCGGTCTTAAAACCTTCCTGAACTATTACCGTGGGGTGGTAGCCGTTTGAAACCAGCATCTTAATCTGGTCATTGGCTATCCTACATAAACTGTAAGCGGGGGAAAAATCTGCAAACGTGGTAAAAATACAAACTCTTTTGGGGTCCTGCGCTTCCTCCATATTTTAAGTATGGAACAAAATTTAACGAGTTGTCAAATTTTAAAGCTGATTGGGGATACCAGCTACACAAACCGAACAATTAAAATTGCCACCCTGCTCAATTACGGCATAAACGCCATTCTTGAAAAACAGTGGGTTTGAGAAAACTTGGTTATCGTCATATGTTGTGGATGAATCCAGTATCCATCTAAGGTTAGTTGTAGAAGCAGAAGCACTATCATAGATCTTAACCAAGCCTGATGCACCGCCTGAAACCAACTTTAGAGCTGTAATCTCAACTGAACTTGTAGCAAATAAATGCCCCTGCCCGTTTGCCGTAGGTTCCCATACTGGTTGCGGTAGTGAATATGTTTGTTTTTGTGCCATTATATTGTTGTCGTTGTCGATGTACTTGTCGAACTTGTCGATGTCGAGCTGGACGTTGATGTACTAGTTGAAGTACTTGTTGAACTGGAAGTTGTCGTAGTTGAAGTACTTGTTGTGGTAGTAGTAATCAAACTTGCGTAATACCACGCACCCGTATCGTAAACATAAAGTCTGTTGTTAGCCGTATCAATGAATTGCTGTCCCGTCTGTGGGGCTGTCGGAAAAGCATCACTGGCAGTGTTAATCCACTGTTTGGCTCTTACTAAGTTACTAAATTTTGTTCCTGTTGCGTCTGGCATTATATTGTTGTTGTTGTACTTGTACTAGAACTGGTACTTGTTGACGTCGTTGTGCTTGTACTGGTTGTCGTTGTACTCGTTGAAGTACTTGTACTTGTGCTTGTACTCGTACTCGTAGAAGTACTTGTAAAATTCGCACCTAACCAATTATTACCGCTCCAAGTCCACCACCCATGTCCTGTTGTGTCCCAGTATTCATCACCTATTACAGGGTCAGTAGGCGGTGCAGCCAATGGCCTTACATATCCTATTAAATTCGTTAAATGTGTTCCGCTTTGTCTGTCAGGCATATCTATACCGTTGTTGTTGTACTAGTACTTGAACTCGTCGATGTTGTCGTGCTTGTAGTTGTACTAGTTGAGCTTGTTGTACTCGTTGTGCTGGTTGAGCTGGTTGTCGATGTCGTAGACGTTGATGTAGTAGTTGTACTGGTCGTAGTCGTGGTTGTGCTGGTTGTCGTAGTCGTTGTAGAAGTACTTGTTGAGCTGGTCGTACTTGTAGAAGTGGAGGTACTGGTACTGGTTTGTTGTGAAATCCTAAATCCTCTCCAGTTAAGCCCATCGTAACGTAAATATCCCTGTATGGTTGTACTGTTAATTGACGTGGTATTAAGATATTCATCGCCAGCCACTGGATTAGTCGGATCTGTTGTCCTTCTTTCCAACCTGCCCGCTAAATTACTAAAACTTGTTGTCGGATCTGGCATTTATATAAGTCTAAACTTTGGATTTGCTCCCGTGTCAAGCACTAAGTTATAATTGGCGTCATCATCAATGAGAAGACCAATCTTAGATTGTTTGTATTGCGGGAAGCCTTTTTATCCTGTTGAAGGCCGTGAAAAACTACAGAAGTACTGCAAACCAAGTCATAGGAAAAATGCTTATCGTAGAAGATTAAGAACTATAGGCTAAACCATCTCCAGCGCTAGCCCAAAACCCACGCCAATCTCCGAAACCGTTACTGAATCTCTCCCGTGCCTTATAAAGGTAGGCGTCTGTCTCAAAAGATGTGTCATTCTTGAACTCCGCTCGGTCTTTCCAGAACCAGAGGAAGTTAGCTTGGTCTGTGTCGCAGAGGAACCATGCTGTGGTTGAAGTGTTGTCGAGGTAAATCCAAGGTACTATCTGGAGTGTACCTTTGTAGAAGTTTACATCATTGTCTGCCGTACCGCTGCGCAGGTTACTCTCAAATATAATCCTTGCCGTCTTCTCAAGTGCAATCGGGACATAAATCTTGTTGGGCATAACATCTACTTTCATGCCCTTGTCATCAAGCTGGTTTCTCATTGCCAGTCTTGCAGTTTCGTAGTTTGCTTCAGTTAAGGTAATACCTGTTGCGGAAGCGTTTGATTGTGTTGCCCCACCATCTGATCGTGGGTGGACTGTGGAAGCCAAAGGTACTGCATCTCCGCCTTGGTAACTTGTGTTAAAAGCTCTTTGGAGAACCAGTGAACCTGAGTTTTCTTCCCATCGACGCAGTGATCTGCCCAAAAGTCCTGGCAGGCGGGAAATTATGTTGTATTGGTCATCGTCAATCGCTTCTCTGGAAACCTTGAATCCTTTAGCGTAAACAACGTGGGTGAATACGGTGTCATACATCTGGATTGGGTCTTCGTAGGTAATCGGGGCATTTTCTGGCTTGGGTACTGGATAACCAAAGCCTGTGAAGGCTGAAATTCTTTCATCCTGCTTGGTAGAACTCTTTACTGAAAAGAGTGCGGTAAAGATTCTCTCGGTTTCCTTGTAGTTGTCAAGGAAGATCTCCAGGAATCCTGGCTCTAATGTATCTCCTATGTTTGTTTTAAGTAACATTTATCTCCTTTATGCTGCGTTCTTAGCTGTTGCAGTGTCAAGCCCTGCATTAAACTGACTTTCGTTAATCCTAAATAATCCCTTGCTTGCATTTCCGTCATTGTCAGGGTCAAGTGAAACTAATTGTACCTGTCCGTTTGCATCACTTCTCGTAGCTTCTGTTACCTGATTCCCGCTTGCTACATCATAGAATTGGAATAGGTTTGTTGCAGCAAGATCAGCATCTGCGTCGTTGTACCAAAGTGCCGTACCTGCTGGATCATACTGAATCTGTGCGTAAATAAAGTTGTCTGTTCGTGTAGTGTTTGTTGAAGAAGTAACGATTGTGTCGTCATTTGAAATTGTAATTCCTGCGTTGTTAATCCAGAAAGCTGTGTGAGGTGGAACTCCGTTTGCGTCTACAAACCCTACCAGTACCCCTGCTGGGGATTCACCTGTTGCGCAGGTAACTACGAAACCGCTTGTATTAACTCTAACAAGCTCTCCGTGTGTAAGGGTTTGGGAATTACCTATTCTAATCTTTAGAAGGACTTGATTTGCAACATCAATTCCTCCGTATAGTCTAAATCCTGTACTTGCCGAAAGTGCCATATGTAAACTAATAATAATTTATACAGTTTTATGTCTGTCAAGTAGTAAAATGGGGGGCAAAATAAAGCTAAAAGCTATTTTCCGTGTGTTTCCTGAAAACCTGGTCCGTAAAAAGCACTGTTTTCAGTTTCATCATCTTTCAATTGTTCTTGCTGGTCGGGGTTAGCTTTTCTTTGCATCTGGGCAACATTAGGTCCCTGAAAAATATTGGTTGGTGCTCCCTCTGCAACTGGTACTAAATTAGAGTCAAGTGGTTCTTCTTTATCTTTAACCTCGTCTTGGTGGCTTCTCATGTGGCCAGAAAGTGCAATTGCGGCTGGAAAGGATTTATCACAGTATGTACAGGGGAAGGGTTTTTTTAACTCTTCAAGCTTCTTTTCTACATCACTTCTGGAAAGATCCTGTAAAAATTCATAGGTTCCGAGTATGGCTTGGGCTTCCTCATCTTCATATTGTAAGATTTTACCCACATCGTGGTTATATTTTTTAAAGTTGAATACAAAATTCGCTATTGGCGCACCGTTTTCAATAGGATTGTACAAATATTTAATTTTATCTACCCTCATTTCTGCTATTGATTTGTTTTTTTCTCTCCAGCCACTTATCCTCAGAAACACCCATACGTTTGGCAAGCTCTCTTTCGGTAGGTGTAAGGGTTGCATCCGTTCCTTCTGGTGAATTTGAAGGTACTGAGGAAATAATACCCGCTGCGCCAGAATTAGCTTCCGCTTGGGCTGATTCCTGAGCTTTTTTAATGGTATCGTTCATTGTGGCTAAACTGTAGGCTTTTTCCAGATATTTAGGTAATTTCTCTAAAGAAACACCACTTATAACCTCATTATAGCTTTTTGTTCCACTTGGGTCTAACAATTCCATTAATTCCTGCCCAACTCGAACATTCATGTCTTTTTTAGTATCACCTTCTAATTTATCAAGTCCATGAGAAGTCTCAAAAGCAGAAACTATGCTATTTTCAACCGCTTTTCTGGTATCGTCTGGGGGTTTGGTATCCTTTTTATCTTCCTGCTGAATATTAAACTTCTTCTTATAGGCATCTTCCACTTGTTTGGTTAGAACTTCATCTTCCGTTATAACATCCAGATATGGTTTTACCTGTTTAATGTAGTTTTCGTAATCTTCAAGTTGTTTTTTTGTTACACCATGTTTCTCGGATTGCTCTGAAACAAACTTAACTATCTCATCTGGGGTTTTGCCTTCTATATCTTTAGTGGAAATTGTTGGAGTACCTTTTGCTTCTGGTACTTCAGTTTTTGGGTCTTCGGTTTTTGGAGTCTCAGTCTGCGGTGTTACTTGCGGTTCGTCTGCCATTTCCTATAGTATCAGACGTATTTACTTTTTTGTCAAGTTACTTCTTTTTTCTTCCAGCCGCTGCCCACTTTACCATCTTCTTAGCACCGTACTTCTTGCGTCCCGCTATTGCTGCAATCGCTGCACCTTTTTTACCACCACCTGCTGCTTTTGCAACTGCTGCAAATCTACCTCCTGAACCTAATTTTGCTTTACTGTTTGGTTTTGCCAAATCAATCACCTCACAATCCCATTTCTTGTGCCGTAGTCCAAGGTTCATTTTTTCCATGATAAAGTTTTATATGCAAACTCACATTTTCTATTAACACAAGATTTGAAATATCATTATTTGCTTTATCACCATCTAAGTGATGTATTTGTTCTTTTCTCATCAATTTACGACCAATGTCCTTTGATACTACTAATCTGTGTTCATATGCCCATTTTCGTTTACCAATACTAATTCTCACATATCCTTTATCATCAACCCTTCGGCCACCTCTCCAGCTTGGATTATTCGACAATTTCATCCCCTCATGCCCTGCCTGAAATCTCGTCTTCAAATGGACATCAGTTTTGTGATAACAAGCCAAAGAACAATATTCTCTCCGTTTTCTTCTCTCAATAGATTCCTTAGAAGAAATGAAGAATCTTCTGGCACAAACTATACAGATCTTTTCCACTAATCAATTATGCAACAGTCCAAGGTATTAGTCAAGCACTATTCTATCAGTCCTAATGAACCCGCTGTATTCTGCCAAGGTTGCCATCCACGCCTTTTATAAAGGTCAGCAGCATATTTAATATTTTCTTCGGGGTTCATAAGTGTTTCTTTGTCGGGTCTTCCAGGAAAGCCTCTAATTTGAAATAGTCCGTAGGAAGGAATTGGGCTACCTTGTTGTTCAGAAATATCCCCTGGAATAATGTAGTCATCTCCTATTTTCCACCATTCACCTCCAGATTCACTCTGAATAACTTTTAAAGCATTTTCTACTTGGTCAAGTGGGAAATATTGTTCAAGAAGCCTTCTAATATCCATCTGGTCATACTCTGGGTTAGCTGGAATTTGATACTGGTTACCCGCTGCCGAAGTGAAAGATCTTAAATCTTGTTGGGGGGTTGATGGAGCAAATTGATCCAAGGCTGGAGGAGCAATAGGTGACATCTGCGGTTGTGGGTTTGCCATAATCCTACTGCGGTTTGCAGTATCAAGTTGCCCCATAATCTCATCAGGAGTCATAGATTTGGGTTTGAGAAAATCAAAATAATCCTCAAGCGGGGTACGCTTAGCTACTTGTTGTTTTAATAGGTCAAAGAGGTTCATTTTTTGCCTTTCATTTTCATCATCATTTTGCCCTTCATCATAGGCATACCAGACATCATGTGCTTTTCACCTGTTTTGCCTTTTTTTACTTTACGGGCTGATTTTTTACCATACGCCATCTATTTTCCTCCTTTCTTTCCTTTTTTCTTTTTCTTTTTCTTTCTACCCACGTTTCTTCACCTTCTCCCGTCTGTCTTTTTCAGCTTCCGCTCCTTTGGTTAAATGCATAAAAACCGTTAATTTACCCACTCCGCCTCTGGCATGAGCTTTATAAACGGCTAATTTTGGCGGGTCGGCTTCCGAGTAGGCAAAAACCGCAGCCATTTCCCGTTCGATCATATTCCTTATCAACTCAAGCCCCGCATCGAAGTTTTTACTTGAAGAAACGTCACTTAAAAAAGCCAGTTGGTTTTCGGTACATTCCCGAAGTATGGCTTGGGCTTCAAAGGAGATTTTCTTTTTAACAACGGGTTTTTTGGCGGGCATTTATCTGGGAACTTGTCCCCCTCCCTGAATCTTCGCTGGCAAGGTGTTCAAAAGTCCTCTGTTTGCACCGCCTGTTGTTTGGGGTGCGGGGTTAGGTGCGGTTCCTGGTACTAAAGCCGCAGGGGATCCGCCTGGGGCTGTTGCTGCCTGCATATCACCACCTGGCATCATTCCACCACCTGCTCTCTGTTCTTGTGCCATCGCTTCTCCCGTAATATGGTCGGTCATTATGTCTACTCGTGGGTCATTACTTCCCAATGCCTGAAAAGCCTCACTCTTTGTAAACTCGACGTGAATCTGGGTATGTGCTGGGGAAGAATATGGTGTCGGAGGGGTTGGTTTACCCTGCATAATCTGCTGGTTTTCCAAATTAGCCAAGTCCAGTAAAAGCGCAAGTCTTGCGTTATTGTCTTTTTCCTCTTCGCTCTTAAAGTCGGCTGGATTTTTATCATTGGCAAGAATTATGTCATCACCCAACTTTATAATGTCATAAGAACCTGGAATCGCCAAGGCAATCTGTGAAAGTCGGTCAAACATCTCATTTGCCTCGGTTTTCATCAGACTTTTGGAAACTGGCAGGGTAGAACCCGCTTCAAAACGAATATCATACCCTCCTGAAGCAACTGGCATGAAATATTCGGGTTTTAGTTCAAAAAAGCTCACTCCTGCCTTGGTTTGTTCCTTGGTAATGCCTTTTTCGTCAAAAATAATCTCTTTTTCGGGTATTCTAATCTGTCTGAACTGCTTTTTGAACTTTTCACCGTCTATTGTCTCAATCAACCCCTGTGCTTCCATGTTAGAAAGCTGAACTTTAAACTCATCAGTCATTTGTTTACCGACAATCTTCTCTAATTTGGGCTGACTATAATATTGAAGGATGTTTGCCACCCTCAACCTGCCGATTTGGGTCAAAAACTCCTTTTCGATTAATCTCATCTTCAGTCTGATTCGCTTTAAAGTGCTTTCCTTTATAATAGCGGCTTCTGTAGCGGTTCCTGCGGAAGGAAGTGCCTGTGCCCTGGGGTTAACACCAGTTGCAATAACCGAATCGTCCTCCAAATGTTTCAAAGAAAGCTCAACCGAACGAGGAATATCACCGTATTCAATAGGTTTGGCGGCATTGACATCATCCGAAGGGATCGCACCGTGGGGTCGGGCTATCAAATCCTCATCTGATAGATTCAAATTGGGTGAAACAATAAACATTTTGTCTATATCAAGGTGGTTTCGATCAATAATCATCTGTCTGAAGATGTTAGACTCATCCGTTATGGACTCAAGAAGTTCGGCTTCTCCTTTCCCGTAGAAATCATGGGGACGTTTGACATCAACCGCTCTGGCGAAGGGTAATTGCTTGTGTTTGTAGGGATTCGGACCTTTAACCAAAAGAACCCCGTTTGCTACTATATATAATGCGTCTTGGGGTTTTCGACTCCAGTACCATAAAACTTCAACTTCCCTGCTTTTATCAAATCCTTCTGGAGGTTTAAATTCCTCATAGTAATCAATTTCTCCCCCTGGAACAACATATTTGGCGTTTTTTAAAGGATCGAACGTCGGTCCCTGAAAAAACAGGCGGAAATCATCCAAATCCATAATGTATCTGCGGATACAATCTCTCAGTTGGTAAGGACCAGTAAAACCTCTGCCTTTTTCGTCTGGGAAGAAATCTTCAAACTTAACCGCTTCCATGTAAACATCATCAAAATCCGTAATCAGTTCTTCTTTGTCCTCGGAGGTAAAAACCTTTCTAGGTTCCTTCCAATAGTATTCTTGGGCAATTCCCGTTCCTAAAATAAAAGCATCTTTTAAAACATCATAAAGTTGAATGTCGCCGTCTGCTACATCCCATGTATAGTTAAAAACGTGCTCCATTATTCTGGCTTTGGGGGCATCTTCTGAAGAACGGGGTAGAATTAAAGGTTTGGGGGATTTATCAATTACCTCAGAAAGTACGGTTTCAACTATCGCCAGTGTTAAGGGAACAACGTGGTTTGATTGCCAATCGTCTTTGTCTTTAACTCTGCGGAACATTTCCCATTGTCTGCGCCACTTCTGGGCATTTTTAATAGCCCGCTGTCTTGCCTCGGAATTTTCCATGGCAATTTTTCTCTTGTAAACCCAGTCACGAGCTTCTTTTTCCGCTCCCACTGGATCGTAAGGTCCTGCCAATCGTTCTGTTTTATCGGGTTTGTCGTAGGCCATTTATGCGTAAAGATACCTTTTTTTACCAGGCGATGTTATTTTTTGTCTGGCTGGATAAATTATATCCAACATATAACTTAAAGCGTCAACTACGTCATCATGCTTGGCGAACGGGTATCTTGTCAACTCATCCTCCAAAAAGTAGTTATTGGTTAAATATTTATTATGAATAATCTTCCCATTCTCATAAAGAGGCTGAAGTCCTTTAATCCGTTCGTCTTTACTACGGTTCTGTGGGTTTAATTCCGTAATATGGAAGTATTTTTTTCTAATTCTCATCTGTTCCCTTAAAGTATACGCCAAAGTCTTCTGGTAGGTAACCGTCTCTATGGCAATGTCCGATAAGTTCCATTTTTCCTTCATTTCAAAAATCCTGTTAATAATCTCATGGGGAAGCAATTTTTCCCGTAGTATATCCATAATCCATAAGTAATTCTGTTCATCAACCCCGACTACTACCATGGCGGTAAAATCTGCCGTTCTTTCCTGAGAAATCGCAGGGTCTATGGTCATAAAACGGGTTAAGAGTTTACCTCTTAAGTCTTCTGGTTCATAATAAGTAAACTGGCTTCTTTTGAAAATAGCCGTTGCTTCTGGGACTGGATCATTTAAATACTGCGCGGAAAAGTGGCTCCAGCCCTGTGAAGCCAAACGCTTTTGGAATTCTTTTAAAGAAAACTTACCAGGCCAAAGTGGGTCAAAACCCTCACCGTTTTCAATATTGCCGTTGTAAGCACGCATAACCATGGTATCGTAACTTTCCTTAACCCCGCTTGAAGGGTCGAGAATCCAGCCGTAAAGGTCGGCATCATGCCATCTTGTTCCGATAACAATAATCTGCCCGCCTGGTTCCAAAAGGTCTAAAGAGTCGTTGTATCGTTGTCTGACTTTAATGATCTGTTCTCCAGTTGCAATGTTATCCCTGTTCTGGACATCATCAAAAATAATCAGATCGTAATGCCCGCCTACAAGGTTGTTGTCAATGCCAGCCGCAGTAACAGTCGGTTCCCGCTTTTCATTGACCGATAATCTAAGTCTGGAAGCCGACCATTCCTTGGAATCAGACTGGAAATTACCAAACAATGAAAGCAATCTTTCATTTTTAATCATTTGACTCTGGATCTGGGAAATAATGTCAACCGCCATCTGCCAAGTAGCAGAGTAAACAAGAATCCTAACCTTAGGATCGTTGTAAATCCTATAAAGGGAATAACCTACCGATATGAGCTTGGTCTTTAAGTGGTTTCTGGGGATTAAAAGCAGTTTCTTCTTAGTTCTTTCGTCGGTTACGAAGTTGCACATTAATTTATGAACTTCACCAAGATTAACAAACTTATCATCCCCTTTATCCGCCTGAAGAATGAATTTGTTAAAAGCAAAGAGGTTTTTTGTACACTTTTCCCTCAAAAGAGCATTTAGGGTCTCGTCTGCCTGAGTTACGGCTTCTATTAACTTCCTTTTATTCGGATTTAGGGGTTGATCCATGTTTTGTAATTATATCCCCAACGGAAAAGGCGAACACCTGACAGGCATTCAAATCGTAAAGCGGTTCCCTAACCGCCCTGAATGCCCTCTGGAAGATCTTCCTGCCAAATGACACAAACAATAACACTCCCTTAGTGTCGTACTGCACCTTAAACCTGAGTTTCCCTGGAAAATCCTGCTCTTCCAAATAAAACAGAGTTATCTGCGCACACAACCTGTTATAATCGTTGTACTTCCTTCTGCTATCCAACTTCTCAAGAAAATACTCCCTTTGGCTTAACTCTTTTAACTGTTCGGCTTTAAAATACTGCTGTACAACCTTACGGGCTTTATCTTCAGATTCCTGCCCAGTTTCCTCCAAAAACTCACGGGTCTCATAAATCTTCTTTTTACGGGGATCTAACATTTTAAATACTGTATCACACTTCCCTATAGTTTAAAAATTACTATAAAAAATATAATGCGTGTAAAAAATTAAACTGTATATAAAAGAGGGTTACTCAACTATTTTTAAAAATACAATCGGGTGGTATAGGGGTACTTACCTTACCGACTTAACTATATCATTAGCTGGGTCAAACTGTATCACCTGAGGCTAATTGTTAACATCCACATCATTGATTGTTATGCTTTATGCCTAGTAGTGCTATGTGCTGTTTACAATATCTGCTATCTCTTCTTGTTTAACCTTGTTTAGAGCGATCAGATCCTCATATGTTTTACTATTAATATTAACTTTAATAGTTCTTGAATCATGCTTAATCACTTTGTCTGGGTAACCTTTTAATAACTTAATAAGTTCTATGTTGGCCTTGAGTACCGTATCACTGGAGATTTTGTCAGGCATCCAGTCAACTGCTATTTCTTTCAAACGTTCGGTTTGTCCTTCTAAAGTGATGTTGTTTTTTTTAAGTGCTTTGTCTATCTCTTCAACAACCATTGGGTTTCTCATCGCTTGGTTAGCTAGTTTTTTAGCAGAACCCAATGATTTTGTATTATAAGCTTCTAGGGCAGACTGAGTTTGGTTCCCAGTTTCAAGTAAGTTGGATATAAACTTTTTTTGTTTAATACTTGGTCTTTTTAACTTAGGCATTTAATAATAATTAAAACTTTATATAACAGTATAACGCAAACTGTTTTCAAAAGAAAAAGAAAGAAAAAGGGTAAAAAGAAAGAAAAAGAAACAAGTTGAATCTAATTCTTTGGCGTCACGTTAACCACGCCTGCCATTCTCTAGTCTCAAGCCGTAGCCCAACTCTTTAGTGGTTGTTTAATCTACCAAAGAATTAATGAATTTATTCTTTTTATATTCTGCACGTTTTTGGAGTTGCTCGGTTGCATAATTTCCTATGTCTTTTACAGTTTTAATATCCTGTTTAAATCTTAATGCCCAGCCTTGAAAAAGAAAACGCAGTTTGCTATTAAATTTTAACATACTCCAATCGTATGCGGTCCACGCCTTTTTTAATAATTCTTCTTCTTCTGGGGAAACATGTATCATAAAGCTCATTTTTTAAACCTTATTTTATTTGTAATAATCTTTTGGTATTCTCTTTTAATTGCAGATTTGGCAAGTTTTGAAACAAACTCTTTACCATACTTGCTTCTTAAAGCTTTAATCATTAATTGTGCGCCAACTTTAATAAATACCATAAAAAAGCCCCTTAGTGAGTGCTGGTGTTGAATCGCCCTATTTCCAACACCCACAAAGGGGCTGGCGACTCAACATAAATACAATATCACACTTGTCAAGAAAATACAAGCCTTTTATTGCCTTTTTAAAGCATTTTAAAAAGGGCTAAGGTACAATCCTTCAACTATATACAAATATGGAATTATGCCTAAATATCTATAGACAACTATATACCTATAGTTATTTTACTCTATTGACAATTATATACAATTGTGGAATAATCAACATAGGCTTATTGCTTAGTACACAATAAATTATAGACTAATAAGTCAATAAGCCTCAATTTGACCCAAGGCTTGAGGGGATAAAATATGAAAAATAAACCAAAACAGTGTGAACAATGCAAACAGTTCACACTTGTAATCAAAAAGAAAATCAAAGACCCGATAGGCAAAGCACTAGGATTATGGAATGAGATTTCTGAGTATTGGTGTATCAATCCAAAATGTAAGTGGTACAAAAATTAAATGCTTAACCTAATCCTAAACGACCTTAGTTATTATCTATTCGCCTTACTCTGGCTGGGGTTTGTTATTGTTGCGGTAATTGAATTGGGAGGAGGTGAAAATAAATGAAATATCAGTGGATAATAAGGAATACAACTTATCGAGGTGATAATTTCAAAGTGTTAACAAGTAAGACCTACTTTACTTTTAAGCAAGTTGAAAATATGTATAATGGCTGGGAGATAATAAGATTTGATTTTGTTTGATGGCTTTGAGGATGCCTCATGAGTTCAAAGCCCATGAGGTAGCCAATTAAGCTATGGACGAGCAAAATCTAATTGGAGTTATACAAGCAGGAATATTTTTTGTTGAGATATTTATAATACCTAAAACTGTGCGACAACTGTGGTTGTTGCGAATGTGGGGATTGTGAACATGAAGATTAGAATACCTTTAACAAAACGGCATTACAGTATCTATTCACAAAAGCGCAGTTGGGGCAAGTGTGAATATTGCGGCAAGTATAAAGTGTGTTACCAGATTAGAACTATTGAATCCCCAAAAGATACCTATGGTGTACCAGCGTGGTCGTGCGTTTCTTGTATGTCTAATGACATGGCTGAATACTATTTTTGTTAGCAAAACAGAGCGTGTTAAATATACATAGATTGACAAAAGCGGACAAGTGTGATATAAATAAATAATATGAGCAACAATCCCTACTTTGATATGATAAACGACATAATAGAGCTGGACAGGCGCAAGGCTGAAGCCGAGAACCTCGAAACTAACAGACTACTCTATGAAATGGGTTATCCTGTTAAATGTATAACCTGCGGGGATTTTACCTGTTTAGGTGATTATACCCATTATGAAAGCTAAAAACATAAATCTTTCTATAATAGATTTTAAAGACGTAACTTGGAAATTCAAAATCTGGTTTATTATTGGGATTATTAGAGGTAAAAGACTTACAACTATGCAAAACAAAAAAGTATGAATATCGCTTGCACATATGACTTTAATAATCATTTTGACAAAAAGGTTTTTGAGATGTGTGAACAATGTTACACAATAAATGGCACAATTACTCCTCTTTGCTCAAGTTGCGGGTTTAGGTTAAATGATATGAAATTATGCAATGATTGCTGGATGAGTTTACAAAACAAGGAGCAAAAATGGACGACCCTTACGAAATAACTATATATCCGCTTTCCTTAAACGGCAAAAAAACCACAAGTAAAGGCAAAACTTACTTTGAAGTGGTAGACAATAACAAGCAAAAGTTCCGAGTCTATGAAGAAGGATTATACAACCGACTTAAGGTGGGGCAAAGTTATAATGTAAAAGTTTCCGATTTTAGCGGATCGTTTACAAATGAAAAAGGTGTAAATGTAGACTACACCATTAAAACAATCCACAACCTGTTATCAGTTCCGCTGGATGATCAGGAACCACTGGACAAAAAATTAATGGAAGATGAAAAACCAGTTAGCAAAACAGAGTCGCCAGATTGGGACGCAATAGCCGAAGGCAAAGTGCGCCATGGTGTCGCAACTGCCGTTATTGCCCAGTTAGGTTTAGTTGAATTAACAGATGAAATGGTAGACTTAATGGAAGATTGGGTCAAATATATTATGGAAGGTAAAGATTGGGAAGGTAAGACGTGATAGGAGTCCTATTATTATTATGGATTTTTAGCCTTTTTGGGGTTGTGCCCGCTTCTGAAATGTTAGCATGGTTTGGTACACATTTAATTTTAACTATTATTTTAATTTTAATTCTATTATGAGCTTTTTACAGTTTGGCGCATTTAGGCAAAGGGCAAGGCAACGTGGTTTACCCGCTTCCCTTAAATCATGGCTTAGGTACGAAGCTAAGGGTTTGGTTACATTCAGGAAACTGCCTACAGGCAGAAGAATCTTTAAGGACATGAAAGAGATTGATGCCATACTTGATAAATTTGAGAAACAATGAATTTAACCTCATATAATAGTTTTGTTGAAGAATGTAAGGACATACTGGTTGAAGCAGAATTTACTTCAAGATGGGCGTTAATCGAAGGCTATCATGCACTGGGCAAACATATAGTTGAACAGGATAATAAATATGGTGATGGACTTGTCGCAAGACTTGCGGCATCTCTCAACAAAAGCGCACGAACCATAGAATATGCTGTAACATTCGCCTCTAAGTTCGATACAGTTGATATGCTACCAGAAGGCAAACAGATCTCATGGAACCAAGTAGTTCGCAAGCATCTAACAAAACCTAAAGTACATGAAGATTGCCAGCACGAATATATTGAAATGTGTTCAAAGTGTAAGGTTAGAAAATGACAATCCATCTGCAACGGCTGTATAAAGGTTTGGCAACTCTCAGATCGTATCAATGCCAAAAAGCCATTGGCAAAAAGGAAAAGTTACAAATAGAATGTGACGGTGAAATTATGACCATACCTTACGAAGACATAGAACAAGCTGTTATCAACAAATCCGCAGACATACCTTCTAAGTTTGACGTAAGAAATACTTATCAATTGTGGGATTTTCTATTCATGCCAGATGCCCAAACTAAAGAAGAAACCGAAAGTCGGCAAGAAACAAGCCGATCATTGGTTTAGTCTAATAATAAGATCGAAAGGTAAATGTGAAAACTGCGGGAGTCAATACAACTTACAATGTGCCCACATCGTCTCAAGACGTTATCTCAA